AGAGAAGAGCCAGTAGAGGATAGGGAGACGGTAGCGGGGTGACTGGTAGTTGAAGAGTCTACCAGGGTAGATGACGCAGAGAGCTCAGTAGCACCTCGGAAGACACCAAGGGCACTGGACAGATTAGAGCCAGTGGAGAATAGGGAGGCAGCTAAGGGGTGTTGAACAGTGGGAGAGTCTGAGAGGATAGCTGAGGAGCTGAGTGTGGACACTCCCTTGAAGGTTCCGAACCCAGCGTAGAGAGAAGAGCCAGTAGAGGATAGGGAGACGGTAGCGGGGCTCAAAGACACCCCACCCGCCGACAAAGTAGAGGACGCTGAGAGGGCAGCAACTCCACGGAGATTACTCGTCCCAGCATATAATTTAGAGCCCACTGACGATAGAGAGGCGGTCAACGGGTGCTGGACGGTTGGCGCAGTGGTGAGCGAGCCAGTGGCCGTGAAGGTTGAAGCGCCCTTGAGGGTTCCTAAACCAGCGTAGAGACTGGAGCCGGTAGAGGACAGGGAGGCATCGACAGGATGCTGGGCGGTGGATAAGACAACCAAAGTAGAGGACGCTGAGAGGGCGGCGGTTGCAGGGTGAGATGCGGTTGAGCTGTCAGTGATGGAGCCAGCGGCCAAGAGGCTTGAGGCTAAGGGGTGGTTGGCAATAGAGACAGAAACGACAGTCCCTGTTCCCGTGAGGACAGAGGACAAGGGGTGGCTCGCATCGGCCAGTGCTGAGAGGGCGGTGGTTGTTGAGAGGGCGGAGGCTAATGGGTGGGCGGCGTCGGAGGTTGCAATGATGGTGGATTGGGCTGAAAGGGCCAAGGCCCCCTTAAAGGTGCCGATACCTGCATAGAGTGAGGAGCCAGCGCTGGTTAAAGCGGAGGCGGCAGGGTTCTGGGCGGTTGATATTGTGACCAGGGTGCCTGCGGCAGTAAAAGCAGCGGTGGCCTGAATGGCTGACTCGGCGGCAGCGACCAAGGTGCCTGCCCGAAAAAACCAAGCGCCCCCGCATGGTTTGTCCCACCTGGGGACGCATTATGCGAGCGCAATCAGGGGCTTGACCCCCCGTTGTGTCAATCCTGTGTCACAAATTCGGTCTTTGGCCAGCGAAGGGGGGGGGCGGGACGGGGTCCCGCCGGCAGTTTCGCCGGCTCTCATGCCCAGCACCCCGCATACCGCGAGCAAAAAATTGAAACATTGAAGAGGTTCGTGATGTCAAAGGAACACTTCGCTACTGCAACACTTCACCCCGTGGAACTTTTGTTCAAACCCAAGGTGGAAAACGCTTTCGCCGAAGAAGAAGATGACCGACAGTGTCCAAGGTGCGGTACTATTGTGCCCCATTTAGTGACAAATACTTCTTAATTGTCAGACAACCCCTTGAGGTCGACAAACCATGCCAGCCACCCCGAAGGTTTCCCGGCGCGTTAGCCGTTCCTCCCCCCTCCCGCCCGTCACCATCCTGGAGCTTGACAACCTCGACCGTTCAATCCTCTACGTCGTCAAGAAGGGCTTCCACCAAGCCGGTGAAGTCATGGACGGAACCCGAACTTGGTCCACAATTCAATTTCGCATCTTCCAAGCCTGCCTGGCAAAGCTCCGCCCTGACCTCAAGTCCTCGAAGCTCACCGTCGAAGACGCCCGTAAGTCTGTAGATGAGCTGACCCGCAACGAGATCTTCGAGATCCTGGCCGCCGAGAAGGCTGACCGCGCCGCCGCCGCCGAAATCGCCGACGACAAAGCCAAAAAACTCAACAACCCAGAGCCCCCCACCGACGCTGAGTTTATCGACATAGCTCCCAAGGTAGGAGTGTCTCTAAATGAAAGTTAGCATCCCCCGCCTCCACTCCGCCCGCCTGAAAAGCGGTGGTGCGACCCTCCAGGTCATCTACCCCGCTTCCTCCCCAACCCCCATGACCGGCATGGCGAGAAAAATCGAGTCCGAACTCAGTGGCGTGGTCGGATGCGCCATTGTCGCCTGGTCTAGTGACGGCACCTACGCCGCTGAGTTCGTTGTGGACAGGGTCAGCCCCTATCACAGCATTCAGGTCCCAGACCTCGTCCGTGCCGCTCTTCTTAGAGAGATGAATCTGTACGACACCAACAACGCCATCAACAGATCAAACGGTTATGGAGAAACTGATGACCAGTAGCCATCCACGCCAGGAACTCCGTAACATAGCCCAGCGAGCCAAGCTCATCCTCGAAACCCAGGACTCCTTCCTGGGCTTCATCAAAGCGATGAATCCCTCCTTCACCATCCCACCCTTTCAACTAAAGCTCATCGACGTCCTCAACCGCTTGGAGAACGGCTCCCTTGGACACCGCCGCCTCCTCATCACCATGCCCCCCCGTCATGGCAAGACCCACATCGCCACCATTCACTTTCCCGCCTACTACATGGCCCGCAAGCCCGAACGCGAGATCCTCTCCACCTCCTACAACGCCGACCTCTCAAAAACATTTGGCCGTCAAGTCCGCGACATCGCCTCAGAGCCCCTCATCCGCCAGGCCTTCCCCGACTTTGAGATCTCCAAGTACGCCTCCGCCGCAGACGACTGGGTGACCACCAAGGGCGGCCGCTACTACGCCACTGGCATCGGCGGCGGCACCCCTGGCCGCGCCGCCAACCTCCTCCTCATCGACGACCCCATCAAGGCCCGCAAGGAGGCTGAGTCGGCCACCTACCGCCGCCACTTCTGGTCCTACTACCTTTCAGCTCTCCTCAACCGCAAACAACCAGAGCCCGACGGCACAAAGCCAATCGAAATAATGATCCTCACCCGCTGGCACCCCGACGACCCCGCCGGCCGCATCATGGCCACCGACGACTGGGCCGACAACGACTGGTATCACCTCAACTTCGACGCCTACCAGGAGACTGATTGCGACGTCGAAATCTCCCGCCTCCTGCTTCCCAAGGATGACCCCGACCACCTCCCCAAGGGCACCATGATGCGTAATTTCTCCCCCAAAAAACGCTACGTCAAACGCCCCATCCAGGAGGCCCTCTGGCCCGACCGCTTCCCCCTCGACGAGCTTAAAAAGATCGAGCGCCGCGACGCCCGCGAGTTCTCGTCCCTTTACCGCCAGCAGCCCTACGTCCTCGGCGGCAACATGATTAAGCCCATGTGGTTCAAGACCCTCGACCCCGAAGCCGAGTTCATCGCCTCAATCATCACCGCAGACACCGCCTTCAAGAAAACCGAGCAGTCCGACTATTCCGTCCTCATGCTCCTCAGCCTTTCCGCCAATGGCGACATCGCCATCCGCGACATCATCCGCAAGAAGCTCGACTTCCCCGAGCTCAAGCGCACGGCCATTTCATTCAACGCCACGCACCGTGGCAGCGGCCTTCGCGGCCTCTACATTGAGGATAAGGCCTCTGGCCAGTCTCTCATTCAGGAGCTTCGCAACGAGTCAGGCATCGCTGTCATCCCCTACAAGCCTGGCGGCACGGATAAGGTCACCAGGGTCTCCGTAGTTCTTCCCCTCATCGAAGGTGGTCGCGTCTTCCTCCCCGAAAAAGCTGAGTGGCTCGACGACTTTGTCCACGAGTGCGAGACCTTCCCAGCCTCCGCTCACGATGACCAAGTCGACGCTATGGCTATGGGCCTCGACATCCTCTCCCGCATGGGCATGGCTGCCGGTCCATCAGCCTGGGCTAGCTCCCTGGCCGCCCACCCCGACCAAGTGGTTAAAAACTCCCTGGCCGCCACTTTCGCCCAGGCCGGCACCATCAGTAGCCAATTCAAGTCGTGGGGTGAGTAGGGACGACCCCTCACACTCCTCTAGTTACAACCACCCTCAACCCACCTGTACCGGAGTACCCCCATGGCCTTGCTCGACTCCCTCTTCCCGCCGATGGCAATGGAAGCCCCCTTTCGGGTCTCGATGAAGTAGCCCATGAGCTACCGTGACACCCTTCCGACCGCCGACGAGGACGTCATCGTCGACCTGTCTCGGCTTTGGACCAAGATCACAGAGTACGAGGACATCTCGGATGACCTAACAGAAGAAGAGGAGCTCAAGCTCCTCAACTACCTTCGTGCCTGCGGCAAGCTCAGCCACGCCAGCATCTCTCGCCGCTACGACCACTGGCGAGATGCTGACCGTGCCCACGACATCTATGTTCCGCCCAACACCACCAAGTTCCGCGAGAAGGCTGTCATCTCAGACACCCGTGCCGTCGCAGACACCGTTCTGACCTATCAGATGGCAGCCCTATCCGGCCGCAATCCCATGTTCCAGCTCGAAGGCACCTCCCGCAACTCCAAGCGCCCTGCCCTCATCCTCGAACGCCTGCTCCACCAGAACATGCGCCGCACCGCCGGCGAGGCCCGCCTGGCCCAACTCATCCTCGACAGCATCCGCTACGGCTATGCCCCCACCAAGATCATCTGGGACTCTGCCGCCAACACCAACCACATCGTCAACTTCGACCCAAGGCGTGCCTTCCACGACCCTCGCATCACCTGGGGCGATTGGGAGAAGATGCAGTTCATCATCTTCGTCGACATGGTCTCCACCTCCGCCCTTCTTGCCACTGGCCAATACCCCAAGCTCGCCAAATACCCCGGCCTGCGTCGCGGCAAGGGCCGCGCCGCCTCCCGTGGGTGGGAAATTCACGAGTGGGCTCGCGAGGACGGTAAGGGCCATCGCAACAACCCCTCAGACGCTACCGTCACCGACTTCAGCAACCACCTCGACCCAGCTCGTATGATCGACGAGATGTGGGTCCGATTCAACGGCTACGAGCTTGGCGCTCCTGGTGTTCAGCAGGTCTGGATGCTCATTACCGCCATCGACGAGGAAGCCATCATTCGCTTCCAGCTCAACCCTTATGGACGCCAATTCCCCATCACAATTGGCTCGCTCTATTATGATCGTCACAAATCCATGGGCCAGTCCCTCTACGACCTCCTTCTGCCCATCCACGAAATCGCCACCTGGCTGCTCCGCTCTCGCGTCGACAACGTCCAGGCCTCCCTCAACAACCTGATCTTCGTGGACCCCACCCAGGTCAACGTCGCCGACCTCATCGACCGCAACCCATGGGGCATCGTCCAGACCCTTCCCGGCGTCAAACCCGGTGATGGCGTCTTCATCGCCGAGGTTCCAGACGTCACCAAAGGCCACTGGCAGGACATCGCCTTCCTCGGCGACCAGGCCCAGCGCCTCGCTGCCGCCTCAGACCTCCAGCAGGGTGTCCCCATCGGCAACGGCATACGCTCGGCTACCGAGATCCAGCGCCTCACCCAGCTTGGCTCTCAACGCCTTGGCGTCATCGCCCGTATCTCGTCCGCTACCACCATCCGCCCCGCTGTCCGCATGATGGTCGGTAACATCCAAGACGCTATCGTCTACAACGGCTCGATCCACCTGGCCGCCACAGACGCCCCCGCCGGTCTCTCTGACGTCATCAATGAGGACTACCTCGACTTCGACATCTCTATGCTTCAGGGCGAGATCGACTACTTGGTCGTTGACGGCACGCTCCCCGTAGAACCCACCCGTAACGCCGAGACCTGGATGTCCATGCTCCAAGCCATCGGCAACTCGGGCCTCCAGATGGAATACAAAACTGGCAAGATCCTCGAAGAGGCCATCCGCTCCATGGGCATCACTGACCTCGAACAGTTCAAGATCTCCCAGGAAGAAGCGGCCAAGGGTCCCACCCCCTCCCAGGAGATGGCCCTCTTGGAGATGTCCCGTGGCGCATCAGTCCAGCCCCAAGAAGACGTTTCCCGCCAAGTAGAGCGCGGCAACTTGATCTCGGCTACCCCCAGGTGAGGACGACCGGCTGCCGCCCCCCGTCTAATTTCCGCCAATGGCAACCAAACCGCGATCAGACCAGATCCTCAACGTCCCCCAAGACATCCGCTCCTATGTGGATGCTCGTCTGCGTGAGCTCGGCGTAGCTCTCGAAGAGGCCAACCCACAACCCCGAAAGGCCATCATCGGTTTCGATAGTCGCCTATCCGCCCTCGAAAACAAGGTTGCCTCCCTCTACCGCACCCTTGACGCCCAAAGGGACTTCATCAGAACCCTCCGTGGCCGCCAGCGGGGAATAATCTAATGCCCCAAACCAGAGTTGGTTCAGAGCAGCTCACCTTCAACTCAAGTGTCACGGGCGTCGCCAGCCTCGACGCCTATATGGAAGCCTGCGAGATCGGCGGCCGCACCCTCCACGCCCTCCTCGGCGACATCTTTGACACCAACGGCATCTTCCTGGCATCCGGCTTCTACGACTGGAAGGGCAACTGGACAACTTCCACCGCTTACGTCACCGGCGACACCTTCGTCGTCTCCTCCACCAAGAACCTCTACGTCACCCTCACCACCCACACTTCGTCTTCCATCGCCTCCGACCTGTCAGCCACCAAGATCGCCCTCGTCATCGACGTCTCAGCAGTCGCAACCTCCGAAACCAACGCCGCAACCTCTGAGACAAACGCTGCCTCCAGCGCCTTTGCAGCGTCATCCTCGGCCGCAGCAGCATCAGCCGATGTAGCCGCAATCAATGCCAAAATAACCGTCTCCACCTCCAGTCCATCTGGCGGCGATGACGGCGACATTTGGTACAAAGTTTCCCTCTAACTCTAGGAGATCCCTCCCATGTCTGCCCTCTCTGACTACGCCGAAAAACTCGTCCTCGACTGGATGATGACCACTGGATCAGCCACTCGCCCGACTTCCTGGTACATCGCCCTCTTCACCGCCGCCCCCTCCGACTCCGGCGGAGGCACCGAAGTATCCGGCAACAGCTACTCGCGCCAGTCGGCCTCTTGGACCGCAGGCTCCTCGCCTGGCGGCACCACCGACAACTCTGGCGCCATCTCCTTCACTGCCTCTGGCGGAAACTGGGGAACCGTTAGCCACATCGGCATTTTCGACGCCTCTTCGTCCGGTAACCTCTTGTGGCATGGTGCTCTAACTGCCTCGAAGACCATCTCTGACGGCGACACCTTGAGCTTCGCTATCGGTGCCCTAGACCTCACGCTCAGCTAGGTCTAGTGCCAGAGGGGCTTCGCGTAACCGAACTCGGGGACCAGCGTGTCACCGAGTCCGGTTCCGTTCGCATAACGGAGCTGTTCAACCCAGAGGTATCTGGTTACCGCACCACTGAACTCGGTGATTCGCGCATCTCCGAGGCCGGAGACACGCGCATAACCGAACGCTTTTACCCCGTCGAGGCCGCCTTCTCTGCCGCCGCGTCCATTGCGGCTGTCGCGCTCATCGCGGTCCTCGGTGTCGCCGTCCTCTCGTCATCCTCTACTCTTGCCGCCACAAGCACGGTAACCCACCCCGCGTCCTCATCCCTATCGGCGACAGGTGTAGGCTCCTTCGCTGCTCTTACGACTCTCAAGGCTACTGCCGCCTTCACCACTATAGGAACCCTCACGGCGGCTTCTACTACTAGTCACCCCGCTACCGTCTCCCTATCCTCTACTGGCTCTTCTCTCTACGCTGGGTTCGGAACCTTCAAGGGAGTGTCCACACTCAGCTCCTCAGCTACCTTCTCAGACTCCTCCACTGTTCAACATCCTTTAGCTGCCTCCCTATTCTCCACTGGCTCTAATCTGTCCAGTGCCCTTGGTGTCTTCCGAGGTGCTACTGAGCTCTCTGCGTCATCCACTCT